TAAGAGTAACGTTATTGAATAGTAACTCTAAATTAGATTGTAAAATTTGACCACTTGCCCTTGTGATGATTGATTGTGGTCTTACATTAGCACCAAATTGATTGATTGCTTTCGTTGCAACCAGATTTGTTAATGCATTTTGTTCTTCCTGACTTATTTTTACTCCTGCACTCTTCAAGTTTGTGAATACCTGATCTCTCGCCTTTTTATCAAACGCTGCATCTCCTAAAGTTTTTGCAACACCAAGACCAGCAACTTGCAATGGATTTAAAGTATCTTCAGCATACCCTACAGACATATTGTCTGAGACATTTTGAGGTATTGGTAAATAGATGGTTTGTATATTTTCCATCAATTTAACGTCTTCACTATTCTCATCGAGAATTTTTTCTATAGCATCTGCTTTACTTGTTAATTTAGAAAGTAAATCTGTTAATGATTTACCATTATTGCCAGAATTTGCCAATCCAAATATTTCATTATTTGACTTATAGTCAAAAGATATGATTGACAGATAATCTGCACTCGCATCAAGTCTTTGCTTAGGATATCTTAAATTGAGTTGAGATTGAGCACCTTGACCAACCTGTTCATTTGTAGAATTCTGATTAGATTTTCCCGCAAGGTCTTCTTTATAGTCGCCAAGTAAATCGATACCTAAATCAATAGAACTTGTAAAGTTATTTGCCATTAAAGCACTATAATCGTCTTCTGTAGTAGCCATTATAGACGTTATTTTTTAAGTATTTAGCTACTCATAGCAAAATCTGCTAATGGAAGCATAAGAACATCTCTCAACTCAGATGGATATATTTCATAAATTCCATCTGTTACGACTTCATTAGCAAGATATCTTCTTACTGATTGTCCTCTACCTAACCAATGATAGTTCTCTGCAATCCAACCATCTTCTAGTGGTGTACGCATTTGAACCACAGGATTTCTATCAAATCTTATTCCAGGTGTGATAGCTTGGTAACGATAAACATACAATTTTCCAGGTATTGGTGCTTCAGATTTATCCAATACTTTTATTAATTCTCCCATTACAATATCAGGGTCTCTAACGCCAGTAATATTATTAGTTACAACACGAATCCTATTTCTATTTACATCAGTATCAGTTGGTCTATTGCTAGCAGGTCTTGGGTCTTTACGAATTCCAGATTCATATACATTAGAACCAACTTCAATATTTGGATCATTACTAGATGTTACTTCACCAGTTTCATAAACATAATAATATTTACTTCCAAGTCTGCCGCCAGTCTTAATGGTTCTTGCCATTATTTGATACCTAATTCTTTTTCAGTGAATACTTTAAACTCCCACATTCGATCTTCACAAAATTCTTTTGCTGCTTTCCACTTCGCCTGATTTTTGGCATATTCGTAAGCCTCATTTAAATATTTTTTTGTTTGTCTCTTAGGTTTAGATGGTGGAGAACATTGCCTTAATGGTTTAATTTCAATCAATGAGCGTTTAATTTTACCATTGATGTCCTTATATTTGATATAGAAGTCTGGAAAATATCTGTGAATTCTATTATCAACAGGCGAACGATATGGGAGAACAATTTCTTCACTTCCCCATTCCAATATATTTTCATTGTTATCACAATAAACCATAAACTTTCTTTCCCAAAGAGAGCGATAAACAATGTTTGTTGGATCTCCTTTATATTTTTTGGGATATGATGGTGAATATTTTCCCTTGTATGACATCTAAATAACTAATAATCTCATATAAGATATTTAGAGTGCCTAGACCGTTTCCCAAAAAGATATCCCAAATAAAACCTCTTATATCAAACGTAGCACTTACATCAAATTATTTGATGCAGTTTGGTGGATTTCCTCCAAATTTAATGAGATATCTCAAACAAAGAGGTATGGATACTAGATTTCTTGGAGAAGAAATTGGTCTCCTTTGTTCTAGAGCATCTTTACCTGGAAGTAGTTTTGCTACAGCAGATATTGTAGGAAATTTTCAAGGTGTCACCGAGAGGATGATACACACAAGACAATTTGTTCAAATGGATTTGGACTTTTATGTTGATAATGAGTATCGTGCATTAAAGTTTCTTGAGCATTGGATGGAATTTGCTTCTAGTGGTTCTACTACTGGTTCTGATGCTGTAGATCCAGCACAGAGGGGATATTATTACAGAATGAGATATCCAGATGAATATAAATGTGATTATACTAAAGTTGTAAAATTTGAAAAAGATTATAGGAGATATATTGAGTATAGATTTATTGGGTTATTTCCAATATCACTGAATGCTACTACAGTTAGCTATGAAGGTTCTCAAATATTAAAAGCAACAGCATCATTTAATTATGAGCGTTATATTGCAGGACAGTCATATTCTATAAATTATGCTACTGGAACGGATAGTAACAAAGAGACACCAACAAAAGGAAATTCTGGTAATGCTTCTAAATTTGGTGGTACAAAATTAGATAATGGAGTCACATCGCCTAATGATACCACTTTTACTAAATTCTCAGGTTTGTATAATAGTAGCACTAGTGCTAGCGCATTTTCCATACAAGAATCTTCAGTTTTAAATAGTCAATTTTTTAGTCCTAGCGTGTTTGATAGTTCTTTTGAAAAGCTTTAATATCCCATCTAAATAATTTTACTGACGTGCAAAGATTGTAATGCCTTTACCAAAAATTTCCACACCAACTTATGAGTTGATAATTCCCTCTGTCGGAAAAAAAATTAAATATAGACCATTTTTGGTTAAAGAGGAAAAAATTCTTATTATGGCTATGGAGAGTGAAGATCCAAAGCAAATTACTGATGCTGTAAAAAATGTAATCAAGAATTGCATTATAACTCGTGGAGTTAAAGTAGAAGAACTTGCCACATTTGACATTGAATATTTGTTTCTCAATATCCGTGGTAAATCTGTTGGTGAGGAAGTTGAAGTTCTTGTTACTTGTCCTGATGACGGAGAAACAAAAGTTCCAATAACAATTGCACTTGATGATATTATGATTCAAGTTGATGAAAAACATTCTCGTGATATTAGATTAGATGACTCCCTTACTTTGAGAATGAAGTATCCATCAATGGAACAATTTGTAAAAAGTAACTTTGCTATATCTGATATTAATGTAGATGATACTTTTGAAATTATTGGATCATGTATCGAACAAATATATAATGAAGAAGAATCTTGGTCTGCAAAAGATTGCACTAAAAAAGAGATTCGTGATTTTCTTGAACAACTTAGTTCAAAGCAATTTAAAGAAGTTGAAGATTTCTTTGTAACTATGCCTAAATTGTCGCATACAATAAAGGTAAAAAATCCAAATACTGAAGTTGAGAATGATGTTCTATTGGAAGGGTTAGCATCTTTTTTCGCGTAAGTATGGCTCATACTGATCTTGAGTCATACTTTAGAATTAATTTTGCCTTGATGCATCATCATAAATACTCATTGACAGAGTTAGAAAATATGATACCTTGGGAGAAAGAAATTTATCTAACTTTCCTCCAACAATATATTGAAGAAGAAAATCTAAAGGCACAGCAACAGCAGAATGGTTAATTCAGCACTTATAGGAAGAAGAACAACAATATCTGCCGCCGCTTTTACTGGTAGAGCGACTCCTCCTGCTGCTGTACAACCAGATCCAACAACAACCACTTTAATTAATAGAAACTCTTTACAGTTAGGTGTTGTATCTAATCAAATACAAAATTTATCTAATCAAATAAATTCATTATCAGGATCTCTTCAAGTTGTTGCCAATAGTTTAGCGACATCTCAATCATTAGAAAGACAAAAAGAGCAGCAGGAAATATTACTTGAACGTAGATTAGCAGAGCAACAACTTAGAGAAGGTAAAGAATCTGCAATTGAGAAAAAAATACAAAATAAAACAATTGAACCTGCGGAAAGATTGTCAGGTAGAGCACAAGTTACTTTAGGAAGACTTGGAAATTTCTTCTACACATTACTAGGTGGATGGTTAGCGATAAATGCAATAAAGGTATTAAATGCTCTCAGTGATGGAAATAAAAAAGAACTAGAAAAATTACAAAATAAAATTGTATCCAATTTAGTTAAGATTGGAGCAGTAATGTTGGGTGGTAAAGCAGCATTAGCATTACTTACTTTAAGATTTAAAGCTTTTGCTCTTCTTGCTACTGGTGCTGCATTGGCAAGTTATTTTTCAGATCCAATTTCACAATTTCTCATCGTAGTAACTGAGGCTGCAAAAAAGGGTGTACTTGATTTATTGAGGTTATTCAAAATAATACCACCAGAAGAATCAACACCAGATTCAACAACACCTCCAGCAGAAGTTACACCTAGTCAAGATAATCCAACAATTGAAGGTACTCAAGAAAATCAGACCAATCAACAAAATCAGCAAAATCAGCAAAATCAACAACCACCACCTGATCCAACATCTCCTCCACAAACTGGTTTCGGTGGTCCATCATTACAACCAGTTACTCCAGTAATGGGTAGATCACCTATGTCGGCAGGTGATCTAACGGGTAATGAGGAAGAACTTCCTATGGACTTCTCTCAAACAGCAGAATACGGTGAAACTGAAATGAATATTAATGTGGATAATGTTTCCATTGAAGGTGATCCCTCTGCAGGATTAGAACCTGGTCAGATGACACAAGGTGACACTACATTATCGGATATGGGATATAGTGTCAGTGAGGTACAAAGCTTTGTAGACCAGGAGAGATATATTGGTCAAACTGGACAACTTCCCACAAATATGTTTACTCCTATGAGTAGAGATAATTCTGTTGCAAAAACTATATCACAATCAACCGAACCAGAAGTAACAGTTGTTCCCATACCTATTGAGCAGGCACAAACTCAACAATCAGAACCTATTCAAACTCCCTCTGCTCAAGGTGAAGTCTCTGGTGTTCCAAATATACCAACTGCAAATGAAGATAACATTTATCTTCTTGGTGCATATTCCAACTTTAATGTGGTGCCTAATTGATGTCAGTACAACAATCACTCTTTAAAAGTAGTAGTAGTATTAACAATATTCAGAAATCTCTGAATAGTTTTGGTGTTGGGTTGAGAAAGGCTAATAGCACGTCTTCAGTAATCATACGTGGACTTGTAGAAGGTAATAGAGAAAAAGAAAAAGCAATTAGATTAAGACTAGGTGCTTTTGAAAAAAGAAGAGAAGCAGTAAGGAGAAGAGAAAGAGAAGATGTAATTGAAGCAGGAAAAATTAATTCATTAGGAATAGGTAAAGCAACACAAAAGGCAATAACATCAAGTACTCAAGGATTCTTGGGAAGAATTATGAGTTTTGTCGGAACCATTTTTATTGGATGGTTACTAACAAACTTGCCAAGGATTATTGAGGGTGCGGAAGCATTGATAACAAAGATGACTACGATTTACAACACACTTCGTGGTTGGGTTGATAATACAACAAATTTCTTTAAAAACTTTAATATTTCTCTTGACGGTCTTTCTGGACGTATTTTTTCTCCACAAGAAGAAGATGTGCAGCAGCAGGAAAATAAATTAAATTCTTCTTTGAAAGATGTTGATTCTGGTGTTAATGATATGTTTAAAGATTTTCAGAAAGGATTGGAAAATTTACGAAATTATGACTTAATTGCTCAAGTTAGGGATTATTTTTCTGGTTCTGCTGGTTCTAATCAATCAAATAATAGAAATTCAAAACCTGATGGTCCTGGAACAGGTCCTGGCGGTCCTGGTGGACAATATGGACCAATTCTGAATTTGATTGGAAGTGCTGAAGGTGGATATACTTCGATTGCACCAAATGATAAGAATGATAATCTCACAAATATGACGATTGCTGAGGCAGCAAACGCAACAGGTGAAAATGGTGGTCGTGGTGCAATTGGTAGATATCAATTAACGAATCCAATTAATCAGGCAATAAATGCTGGACTAGATCCAGAAAAAGATTTGTTTAATGAAGAAAATCAAGATTTAATTGCAATATCTTTGATTAAGGGGAGAGGAATTACTCCTGATATGATTATAAACGATCCTATTAGAGCAGCAAGTTTACTTGCAATGGAATTTGCAGGTATTCCTGTATTAGCAGATCAACAAGGATATGTTCAATCTATTCAAAGAGGTCAAAGTTATTACAGGGGATTTGGTGGTAATAAAGCTACCATTACACCAGAAGCAGTTGAAGCAGCATTTAAAAAGTTTGGACAAACTGGAAAACTTGAACTGAGTACCAGATTTCAAAAAGGTGATATGGTAAGCGATATAGGTGCTCCAGCTAGAATTACATCACTTTTAGGTTCTTTTGAGAAATTTAGATCAAAACCTCACGGAGGTATTGATATTGGTTGTGATTCTGGTCTTTATATTGCATTAAGAGCTGATTGTGAAGTTGTTGGAACTAAAAATGAACCAAATGGATATGGTCTTGTTATTGATGTATGGGTACCTTCTTATGGTGTTCAACTTAGATTTGCTCATAATAGTTCAATAATAATCAAGTCTGGTGCTATTCCAGCAGGAACTTCTTTTGCAGTCACTGGTAGTACTGGTAAATCTACAGGACCACATATTCACTTGGAAGCGACTACAGAGAGAGGAAGAATCGCATATGGAAGCACCATTTCTCCAGACCCATATATTGCATTAATTATCCTATCTGCAGCTCAAATTGATAAAAAACCAGGACAAATACCAGATCTTAGTGGCCGCGGCGGTCCTTCTTTGACAGGAACAGGTATGAATAGTGCATCAACTGCAGTTTCAACATCTAAGAAAAAGGGAACAGTGGTTCCAGTACCAATTCCCATAGGAGGACAGCAACCACAATCACCAGGAGTAATGGTTTCTGGTGGAGGCAGTGATGGTGGAACTAATGTTGTCATGGAAAGTGGGTTAAATAGTTTTATCACAAATAATCTTCTTAGAGAGTTAGAATATACATAATGCCAAGTAGAAAAGCGTCAGATCCATCAGAATACATAGAGGTACTCATTGAATCTAACGATAATTCTCAGAGTGCTGATTTAAGACTTGGTGTTCAGTCTATAGATTATTATGAGGATATTTTTTCACCAACGATTACAGCAAAAATTATCGTTACTACTACCGGTAATGCTTTTGATGGCAAAGGAATTTATCAAGGACTTCCATTAAGAGGTGGAGAAAGAGTATCTCTTAATATTAAAGGTAATGCAGAAAGTCCTGGATTAAACTTTTCAAAAAATACTGATGATTATTTGTATGTTTCAAGTATAACAAATATTGTTAGTCAACCTCAGGTTGAAACTTTTGTTTTAAATCTTTGTTCTAGAGAAGCAATCACTAATGAAACAACACGAGTAGTAAAAAAATATCCATCTTCTTCACCAATTTCTGGATCCGTAGAAAAAATATTAACAGAACTTATTCAAACAAAAAAATCAATTGATGCGGATCAAACTTCTAATAAGTATGGTTTCATTGGTAATATGAGGAAACCTTTTACTGTTCTTACTTGGTTAGCATCTAAAGCAGCACCAGAGTCTGGTATTGCCGGATATGTCTTTTATCAAACTCAAGATGGATATAAGTTCAAATCTCTTGATAAATTAATTACTCAAGAACCAAAAGATAAATTTTATTATACAACAGTTGCAGATGGGCAATCACATACTGGTTCTGCATTTGGTGAAGATAAAATAATAATGTCTTATATCACAAACAGAAATCAAAATATGCTTGAAAAACTGCGATTAGGTTCTTATTGTTCTCATCGTGCATATTTTGATCCACTTACATTTAAGGTAACTCCACCAGAGAAAAGAAAATTTACTATAGATGATTATGGTAAAGTGAAGAATCTTGGTAAAAAACTAAAATTACCAAAAATTAATGAGAGTTCTGAAAAAACTTTAGGTGAAGTTCCAACCAGAATAATTACTGGTATCTTAGATAGAGGAACTATTGAAAAAGATGTAAAAACAGACTTGAATGCAGACCCTCTTGAAAATCAATCGCAGTCATTACTCAGATATAATAGTTTATTCACACAAACTTTGACAATTACTATTCCTTCAAATACTAATTTAAGAGCAGGTGACATTATCGAATGTTCTTTTCCAATTACTTCAACGAAAAAGGAGAAGGAATTCGATCAAGAACAAAGTGGTCTATATATGATTAAAGAGTTATGTCATCGCTTTGACGCAGAGGGTTCATATACTTCTGCAAAGTTGATTAGAGATACATTTGGTCAATACGGAACAAATAACAAAGAGAACTGATGTTAGAGGAGTCATTACTAAAAACTAATTTTATTGGTAGAGACGGATTTCGCTGGTGGATTGGTCAGACTGCCCCAATATCTGCACAGGGTAACCAAGCAAATGGTGGTGGATGGGGCAACCGCTTCAAAGTTCGTATCTTTGGATATCACCCATACACTACTACTGAACTTCCTGATGAAGACTTACCTTGGGCAATTGCAATCCTTGGATGTACTGATGGTTCTGGTGCATCAAATAGAGCAACGTCAGTAAAAATTGCTCCAGGAGATACTGTATTTGGATTCTTTTTGGATGGTGATAATGCACAACAACCTGCAATCCTTGGTGTTTTTGGTAGAACTGGTCAAGTTCCTTCGACAACGTATAAGAATCCATTTGAACCTTTTACTGGTTATACCGGTAGGGTGAAACCCGCTGCTGGTGGAGTTATTGTACCAAATCAATCAAACGAACAGACCACAACATCACAAAAAGCACCACGTTCTGTAGATAAGGCAACTGCCGATAAAATTAATAAAGGAAAAGGTGGTGCTGGTTCAATTGATGAAACACTTGCTGCTGAGGATGCTGCCTTAGCAAAAGCACTAGCAAAAGAAAAAGCAGCAACTACAAAAGAAGTTTCTTCAAGTCGTGCTATTGGTAAAAAAGTTACCGTAGCATCTGATGAAGAAGATAGTGCTGTTAGGAGAATAAAAAATGATATTGATAATTTTACAAAAAGTGTAGCAGAAATAACTGGTGGTATTCAAGGTGCCATTAATGGTGCAAATGAATTTATTGGTAAAAAGAAGCAACAATTATTTGAATTGATTGATACAGCAACTTCAAATATCCAAAAAAGTGCTGGTCGTATGATTCAAGATATGACTAAAAATTTATCAAATATTCTTATACCAACTTTAAATTTTGGTCTTCAGGCATTATATGATAGTGTATATGCTATAGTTCTTGCTGCAACGCAAAGTCCAACTGCGGCAGATATTGCAGGGACGATAGCACAAGCAACCTTTATTGGTCCAGTAAAAGCAATTTCTGACGCAATTCCCTGTATTGCCAATAAAGTTTTGAATGGCATTGGATCTATAATAAAAGGTGTTCTTCAAAGTGTTGCTGATAACGTTACTAATTTTGTTTCATGTATTGGTGACCAAGTTGTTGGTGCTTTGATGAATCATATCATTTCTGGCGTAACTAGTTTACTTGGACCTCTAATGGCAGGAGTTGATAAAATTCTTATGGGATTTGATGTTGGTAGTTGGTTGGGTGGAACTGCAAGCGCAATTCTTGGTATTGCACAAGAACTTGGATGTAACCAAGTGGCACCAGAATATGATCTTGCATCTGATGAGTGGGTAATAGGTAAAGGATTTAGTGATAAATCTGGTGTCCCTGTTAATGAAATTTTAAACACTGCTAATGAAGCAAAAGCAATTGCAGAAGATTTATCTAGATTACCAATTGACTTAATTCAAGATATTTCTTCTATTACTAATTCTTTAGGATACTTTGATTTCATGAATCCAAGTGTAGCGGCACCAGGATTTGAAAGTCCCTTAAGTAAGTGTTATGCAGGACCACCAGAACTTGGAGGTTGTGGAGGTACAAAAGTCAAAATATTTGGAGGAGGTATTAATGGAATAGGTGGTATTGCAAATGCAATTGTTCAAGTTGCTCAGGGTGGACAAGGACTCACTGGTAGTGTAATTGGCGTAGATCTTGTTAATGGTGGCGGTGGATATACTTTTCCACCATTTGTTGAACTTGTAGATGAATGTGGTGAAGGTTATGGTGCTACAGCAAGAGCAGTTATTGATTATGATCCAGATTCTCCTACTTATCAAAAAATAACTGACATTTACATTGTTACAGAAGGTGAAAATTATGTACCAGATAAATCTAATCCAATTATTGATGACTTCATTCTTGATGATGAAAACGGACCTATTATTATCGATGGTGGAGAAGGTTACGATGGTGAAGATACAATTACTGACAGTCTTGGAAATGAATATAATATTAAAATTGACAACAATGGTTCAATAGTTAAAGCTATTCGTAAAACTAATAATGAATATCCTAGTATCACCGATCTACTTGAATATACAGTCAATTCCATCGTTGGAAGTGGTGCTAAAGTAAAACCTAGAGTTAAGAGGAGACCTGAACTTGCACAGGGTGAAGTTAAGCAAGTTATTGATTGTATTTCTAAAGAAGATGACTTTGTGGGTTATGTTAATGGTAAAAAATATTATGGACCATTCCACGTACATCCATCAAATGGTAGAAAAATGGTAGGTGCTGTGCATGTAAATAAACCTCACGCATACATCTATGATACTCCTGAGGAAAGTCTTGGAGATCCATCAGCGTCATTTAGTACTACCACTCAAGTGGAACAAATAACTGATGAAGTTTCCGATGTAACCACATATGGTAATACTTCCACAACTAGTGAGGAAACAACTCAAACAACTCCAACTCAAACAACCTCAACTCCCTCATCACCAACAACACCTTCATCAACACCACCTCCGTCAACACCACCTTCATCATCGCCACCTAGTGGTGGTGGATATAGTAGTGGATACTAAATATTATGATAGAGGTATGAAAAATGTCAAATAATTGGGAAGGCAGACAATATATTAATCTTGGACCTAAATTTAGGATTGAATCAAATAATCCTCAAGTAGGGTTCAATGGTCCAGGAGTTTATGATATCTATGGTAATAACAGTGAGGGTGATGTTTCTCTTTCTGGAATGACTGAGGGCGGAACGTGGCGTTTATACAACGATAGAACTATTGAGATTATTGGTGGTCAGAACACTGAAAGAGGTGGTGTAGACATTTGCATCACTGGTATGAAGGGTAGTGTTCTTATCACTGCTATGGAAAATGGTGATGTTAGAATTCTTGGCAATAATATTATTATGGAAGCCAAGACAGATATTAAATTAAAAGCGGGACAAAATATACTCTTAGATGCTGGTGATAAGATTGATTTAGTTGGAAAGGAAGCATATTGTGAGGCACCACATTCTTATGGACCAAATTGTATTGCAACTGAAACTAATATGAAGACTTTCTTGAATCAAGTATTCTCTGGTCTTGCGGCAGAAGATATTGCAATGGCAGCATCAGCAGCAGCGGGTGGAACAGGAACATCATCAGCGGTTTCTGTTGCAAAACAAGGTATTAGCGCACTTAAAGGTGTAATATGACTTTATTTAAAAATAGAACTAATTTTAATTATATTTTTGGTGGACAACTTGATGTTTATGGAAAGTTGTCAATTAATAATAATGCAACTATTACTAGTGGTTTAAATGTTATCGGAGATACTAACTTAGATAATGTGAGTGTTGATGGTAATGTGAGTGTTGATGGTATATTGACTCTTAGGGGTTCTGAAGTATTAGTTAATGACAAGAATGGTAAATTTAAGGTTGATAGTGATGGAATTATAAATGCAGAACAAATCGTAGTCAATTCTGCCACTTTCCAAGATGGTGAATACAAAGGTGCAGGTATCTCTACTTTTGGAGATATTGATATGATTGATTTAGTAGCACGAGATGTAGCATTAAGTACGGGATTGGATCTTAATGGATATTTTACTCAAAGTGGAGTAGACGATGGTCAGAATAGTTCTTTAGGTGGTGGTACTGGAATTAAACACTTTACTCTGCATAATGGTATGCATTATAAGTTTGATACACAACCAGTAGGCAATTGGATTCCAAACTTTCGTATTCGTGCTCCAGGTAGTACGAATGAAATTGCTCTTGTTGACAGATTGAAAGATGGTGATGTTTGCAAACCAACTGTTATGATTAGGCAACGTTCTGCTGGAAGTCCAGAAGGCGTTACATTGGGTGGTGTACAAATAGATGGTACTGATACTGGAGTAACTGTAGAATATGAAGGTGGAATTACTCCACCAGCTTCACCTGGAA